GTCGCTCAAGGCGCGCATCGATGGCTTCGCTGTAAGGCTGTTCGGTGAACGCCCGCACGGAAAAGCTGTAAGGCGCGCCCGGAGGCGTTTGCTCGTACCAGGCCCGCACATCGGGTTGGAGCCGCAAACCTTTGGCGGCGTTTTCCAGCGCCTTTCGAGTACCGGCCTGCCGTGCGGTGGGCCAAGCGAGTTCGACCGTCAAGCGCTTCTCAGCTTCAGGCGCTTCGGAACTCCACTCGCTGACACCGCGATCCGCGCCGAGGTACGGCAGGAACGCCAACGGTGTTTCGATGGGGTTCATCAACTCCGGAAACGGCGGCGTAATGCGCTCAAGCAATTTGCCGAAACCGAGATCCAGCGCCCGCTCCAGTGGCGAACTGTTGGCCGGCAACAGGCTCGGGCGAGGAATGTCTTCACTCATAGCGTGTCCACCTCAACCTCGACACCCGTGCAATACGGGGCCTGGAACGCCGTCGTCACAATTGGCGCCAGCGGTTCAAGGATTTGCAGTTGAACCGCGCCGGCGCTGTGCAGCGTGTAGTCGATCCAGCTCGGGTCGACGCGTCCTTCGAGGCGATGACACGCATCGGCATAGGCTTGCAACTGCTGCTGCGCGGCGACTTTGGTCAACCCGGAATCCGGGCCGGCGTTGATCTTCGCCACAACGCGGATTTTGTAGTTTTTGATTTGCGCGCCTTGCACGGTGACGAGGTCCGTTTCCGGGCGCACGTCCGGCCGGGCAAAGTGCTGGCGCACGCCTTGCAACAGTTCAGCGGACGGCGTGCCATCGCCCTCTCGGGCAAGCACCGTGACCCGCACTTCACCAGGCGCAGTGCGGCGGCCGTTGCCATCCTTGACCTGTGCGGCGAAACCGTCCGGGCTGAAGGTGTAAGTGACGGTCACCACTCCTGCAGAGGCGCTGTCGACTTTCACTGCGGGCCGTTCGCCGAGGGTGAAAACTTCGCGCCGATACTGCATCCGCGACCCCGCCGCCGGTGCATGCGGTGCCAGGTAATAACGCAACCGAGCGTCATCGTCGCTTTCGTAAACCGGCGGCACGGGCGGGAATGCCGCCGGGTCGCCGGGGACCAGCAATTGACGCTCAAGGCCCATGTCCGCGAGGCGTGCATCGAGGTTGCTGCCAGTCGCCCACCACGCCAGCATCTGCTTGATCCGGGCGTTGTATTTACGCTCGTGGATTTGCAAACGCACGCAAAAGGCTTCGAGCGCCAGGGTCAGCAATTCGCTTTCGTTGTCCAGGCTGACCAGCAGTTTTGCCGCGCTTTCGGGTGAACGGGCGCCGACGTATTCCACGACGAAGGTCTTGAACTCGGCGAGCAAGTCTTCAAAGACCTCGACCGTGACGATGGCCGGCTCGGCCAATTGGTTTTGGCCGGGGATCAACATACTCATGTCACCACCTCGAAGGTCTGTTGACGGTTTTTCCAGGTCCCGGCGAAGCGCAGCAGCAATCCCGCGCCCTGCCGACTGGCGACGATGACTTGCGGCTCGAAATCACCGATGCCGTTTTGCGCGTTGTAAAAGGCTTGCGCAGCGTGGCTCTGGGCGAGGATCAGCACATCGTCGCCAAGGTTTTGCCCGAGTAGTTCGGGCAGAGTGCTGCCATACAAAGGGCGTTTCTGACGAGTGCCCAAAGGCGTGGTCAACGCCCGAGTGGCGCGCTGCACAAACTGCGGCCAATCGTCGACGCTGGCGCCGGTGTTTCTATCGATTCCGATCATGGGGAAGACTCTTTAAGCGGTACTGATGACGCGACCCTGGTGATCCACCAATGGGCCGCTCAGGTGCACGCCGCCGGCGTCGATCAGCAGGCCGACCGCGCCGAGCTGCAAGGTGATTGCCTGCGGCGTCATCGCCAGTCGGGCCGCGCCGATATTCAGTTCCAGAGACTCGCGAGAGCCGGTAAACGCGGCCGGGCCGTTTTTCCAGTGGAAGACATGAGCGGCGTGGTCGTAACCATTTTCGCTGCCGTCCTGATAGAGGCGACGCGTCAACGAAGCCTGCGTCGAGGTCGGCGGATACTGGTCACCGTTAAGCCCGAACAGCGCAACGGACTGGCCGCCGCCCTCGCCCCCGCCATGGTTGAGCAGCAGGCATTGCTCGCCGACAGAGGGAATCCGCGATTCGCTCTGGGCGCCGGCACTCGGGTTGAAAAAGCGAATCGCCGGTGTCAGCAAGTCACCGTGGCTGACGCGGCAGGTATTGCTCGCCGGATCGACCTGCTGACATACGCCAATCCGACAAAAACTGTCGGCGCGCCGGTACAGGTCATCGAGCTCGGTGTCGATTTGCGCCAATCGTTCGATGATTGGCCCCAGTTGCATCGTTAGCAGCGCTTCCAACATGCGCTAGTCCTCCAGTGCGGTGTATTGAGCCGGGTCGTCGATGTCCGACACTTCCCAGGTGCGGGCAAATTTCGCCACGCCGATCGGGTCCTCGAGCAACAGCGGGCCGAGGTACAGCGTCTGGGTGAAAGAAACCGTCCAGGCGTGGTATTGCCGTGTCGCGCTGAGGAACACTGATGGCAGGCCATCGATATTCAGCGGCACGTCGCATTGATCACCGGGAAGTTTCCAGCGGTTATCGGTGATCAGGTGCTTCAACTCGCAGGCCAGATCCCAACCCGGTTGCGCGGTCGACAGGACGATTTGCAGCGACACCGTCAGGGCATGCGCAATACGTCCGTTATTGGCGCGGTCGCCGGGTTCGTCGTGGTCAATCGCGATCAAAATCCAGGCGGATTCGTCGTCGCTGGCAAAGTCTTGGTGAAGCCCGGTCTTCAGGCCGGGAAAGGCAATCCGCAGCGTTTCGGCGATGGCCGCAACAAGCTGCGAAGGTTTTTCCAGTACGACGGTCATTGATGCCTCCAGGGCTGCGGCTTATGGCAGATCAGAACGAGAATCACGCGGCGGCACATCGCAGACACCAATGCGCTTCGCCGCCCAACGCTCGTAAAGCCCGATGGCCACGTCCGCCCCGGCCATCGCCGTCAGGCAACCGAATGCGCAAGCCGCCCAGATCGACACCCCGGCGGCGTACAGCAACATGATTGCCGAGACACCGCAGATCACGCAGGCCCCGGAGCGCAATGCCAGGCGCCGGATCAGCGCCCAGCCTCGGGCGCCCTCCTTGTCGGCGCGCCACATTTCGCCAGACACCCCACCAAACAGGGCGAGGACGATGACAAGCCAGATCGGCATGTCCAGCAACGCTTGTTGCTCGTTTGTCATGTCACACCTCCTGGTGTAATTGATGAGGAATCAGTTGTTTGTGTTTGTGTGTGGATAGAGGGATGGCCAGGTGTTTCAAACCTTGTCTCTCGACGTGCCTGACATCAGGTAGGCATTCCAAAAAGCCCGGCAGCGCGCCGGGCTTTTCAGTAATGCGGTCCTGCGCTGATCGTTCGGCGCTACTGGCGCGGTACGGATCGATTCAAATTGTTTTTCCGACCGCGGTCCCTGCCCGCCGGATAACTGCTTCTGGTGCTTTACGCTGCACACCCGGGTCAGTTGCCAACCCTCTGAACCGTTGAGGCCGGTTCATCGCTGCCTTTGTCGTGGAACTAAAGAGCCTGGTTTCGAGCTGCTTTGTTGAGCCGCTTGAGACAAAGAATATGCATGGATGCATATACAGTCAATGCGTAAATGCATTTGTTTATGCGTGAGAAATGCACAGACGCATGAAACGCCCATGATTGCGGGTCCTGGCGGTTTTCTGCAGGCTAAAAAAAACCCGCCGGGCGGCGGGTTTGATGGCGGGTGGTCACGTCAGCGAGCGTACATGCCCCACCAGAAGACGTGACCGAGGATGACAATTTGCTCTTCCTGGATTTCCTGGAAGGTGTAGTCCTCGTCCGGATGTTCGTCGCGATTGAAGCTGCGCAGCATCGGCCAATAACTTTATTGGATACTGGGTTTTGCTGAGCCCGAAGCCAGTTTTAGCGCAAGGGATAATACTCGACCTTTCTCATAGCCCCCCTATTACAGAGTGCAAAAGGGCGAGGTGTGAGATTGAAAACCTACCGCTGCTCATTATGTTTTATAAAAAACACCGGCGTTGAGCCGGCGTAAGAGAACGAATAAAAGCATAGCGCTACTATGGCGACACGGAATTTAAGTCAAACCTGACGAGCTTTAATTTTTTGTCTACCACGTAGGATCCAACATTATGAAAATCATAGATAGCATCAAACACTTGAAGCTTTACCCTGTTATTGACAACCTGACCAATAGCGCCGGAGGTCTTAGTAACAAGAAACGGCTGTAGATCTTTAAGTCTCGCCAGATCATCGCCCCGATCATCTCTCGGGCCTACAACAAAATACCGATAGACAAATGGTACTGTTGCGCCACCTGAATCGTAAAGAACTTCAAATATCGATGCTCCATCATTTAGGGCCGTGCTTGAAACCACTCGTGTGGGCTCAGGCGATACGGGCATAGAGATGAAAATGTAAAACGCTTGGACCAAACAGACTACAAACAAAATCAAAAACAGTCTTTTACAATATTTTACTTTTCGCATAATCGATTCCTGCCTGGATCCATACTTGGTCGACCGGATCATCACCATATGGTGATCCAAGCCACCACTCACTGAAATCACCCGATGAGGTTCCAGCCAGGATCTGCGCTGCTCCCGCGGCCCTCAACAATACTGCATCTGGAATGCCTGCAGCCGCTCCAGTTGCTCCGTAATTAAAATTCCCAAACTCTTCATATTGACGGCCGCGCTGTTTGTAATCCCAGTCGCCACGATTTTTCACTTTAAGATAAAACCAGTGATAAATAAAACCGATACCGGTGACACCGTAGAAATCCTTTTGCCCTTTAGCAAATTCCAGATTTGCATCCAGCGATACGCCTGGAGGCGAGGTCGGAGGTTCATTCAGACTTGCGCGTGATTCGGCGTCTGCTAGTGCGATACTTGCTTCAGCTGTACGCAAGGTCGGCAGCCTAGCCGACAAATCCCGGAGTTCGTGTAACAGAACATCTTCACGAAAGGCCATGCTGATTAAATTAACTTCTCGTTCAAAAGAATCGTCTGCATTGAGTCCACCATCTCGTGCGCGCTCCAGAAAACCTTTAAGCTCACTCTTCGTGAAATCAATGTTCGGAAATTTGCTTAAAGCAGCACGATACTCTTTCAACTTTGCGAGTCTACGATCCTGCAGCATCGCTACCAAGGCGAGGGCGCGAGCAACCCAGCTCTCAGGCGCCTGATTCGTTAGAGGTCCTAGCAGCGCATTTTCAACGTCTAGATCAGACTGGACGTTGCTGACCAAATTGGCGAGATCCTGATGATACTGAGTTACGATCGGATCGCGCCGAGCATTAAGCTTGTCCGCCCATGTACGGATCTCCGCCCAAATTTTGCTCTGCTCGTTCGCTTCTGCCTGCTCTTTTTGTTGTAACGCATTCAGAAAACTAACCACCGACGCGTACTGAACGTTAAGCATATTGATATGGGCAATATTAAGCTTCGCGGAATACGCAGCTTGGTGGGATTGCTCCCATGCCTTCAAAGACGCATCAAAAGACGTCTTTCTCTTGCGTAGTTCTTCGTATAACCGAAAAGCAATATCGGATTCTGTACGACTCAGAGGGTCCCCACCAAAAAAACTATTTGCAATCAGACTGTCAGCCTGAAATTCCGCAACTTTCTGCGCTAACAAAACATCTCTGACTTTCAGTTCCCGCCTTACAGCTTCAACTGGCGCCAAGGACTCACTACCGAATTGCCTTCGCGTCTCCACCAGCTGATCCTCGATCGACTGAGAAACTGTTTGGGAAGCGTTATTGTAGTTATCCTCTAAAGTTTTTTTCACGGTAGGGACATGAGCATCTGCGTAGGCGATTGCCGCGTTTAGCCGGCCAAGCAGATTGCTCATTTGATGCGAAGAGAACACGGGCATTCCAAACGAATTGCCCATAACAAAATTGTAGCCACCTCCGGCATGAATACCGGGGATGATGGGCATCGCGGGCTCACGATCGCGAATTATAGTAGCCGACAGATTCAACACATTCCCTGGACCAGATCTCATCTCATTTATCCTTAATTATTATAGGAGCACCTATTTCATTAGAAAGAGGCGCAGCGCTCTCCGGCGCTATTCGAGACTCATCGGCCTTCATGTGATTCAAGGTTCCACAGCGTGAACACTTGATTTGAATATCGCTGAATTCACCCACTCGTGCGAGAAGCTTATTGCACTTTCCGCATCTGCAATCCTTCAACATCTGCAAATCCTTTTGCTTTAGCCCAAGCTTATTCGCCTCCGCCGTCGAAGCCTATAGCCTCCAAAAGTTAAAATCGGGAGGATCGCATAATACTCTCGCGGGTCATGTACCCGCCTTCATGGTTATATAACGCCTTCGCCAAGATTGTGTAATTGGATGTATTTCAAACCTTGTCTCAACCCTAATCCTTCAGTCGTATCGATGGCTAAAAACGACTGTCATGCTACAAATTATCGAGAATTTTCATAACTACCCACGTGCGCGTATAAACAGAACACGTGATTGCATTTGACCACCAAGGCCAATACACAAACCCTTTTCAAAGATTCGCGATGGCGGTTTTCTGCAGACGAAAAAAAACCCGCCGGGCAGCGGGTTTTATTGGCGGGCGGTGACGTCAGCGGGCGTACATGCCCCACCAGAAGACGTGGCCGAGGATGACAATTTGCTCTTCCTGGATTTCCTGGAAGGTGTAGTCCTCGTCCGGGTGTTCGTCGCGATTGAAGCTGCGCAGGCGAATCCCGGTCGGCAAGCGGTAAAGCTGTTTCACCCGCAACTGGCCGTTGTGGTTGATCGCATAAAGGTCGCCGTCGACGATGTCGCCGATCCCGCATTTGCCGGCGTTGACCCCGACGGTCGCGCCATCGCGCAGCACCGGCAACATGCTGTTGCCGCGTACCGTCACGCATTTGGCTTGATCGAACTGCACCCCGTTGTGCCGCAGACTGCGTTTGCCGAAGCGCAAGCTTGAGCGCTCGCTCTCTTCAATCACGAATCTTCCTGATCCTGCCGCCAATTCAACC